TGCAAAGTTATCACCAGTAGTACCGTCAGTTGGAGCACCTGCATCAACCATAACTACAACGTCATCTTCCATACGGATATTAGCTTTGGTGTAAGGAATAACTCCAGAAGGACCGCCAGCATCAGCTACAGGGTCTTGCATCTTTAGGTCGATACCGTATTCAAAACCAGAACCAGCAGTAGTTTGAGCCATTGCAACACCATAAGCGCAACGAGCGGTAGTTACACCAGAATCGCCATCCATAAACGCCATAACAGCAGCGTCACCTGAAAGAGTATTGGTATTAATAGTACCCATTACACCGGCCATTAGACCAAAGTTATTATATGTACCGATAACTGCGAACTCACCTACTGTACCAGCCATGTGGTTGAAAGTAGTAGAAGGAGCTACAGCGAAAGGAGCACCACATTGGACACGTCCAAATACAGAAAAAGCCTCGCCGGGAGTTAGGTAGCTGCTTGAACCAAAACCTGTGGTTGGCATTACACGTGAATAGAAACCAGAAGCCGCCGTTCCCTCATCAACTGGGATTACATTACCATTATTAATAGTAACAGGGGTTAAAGGTTGTTGTGCGCTTGCGTCTCCGCCTTGATAACCAGCCCGCACTGGGCCTGAAAAAGTAGTTCTTGCCATTTTAAATTGTCCTTCATACAAAGTTCAGCTTATCAATCGTGTATGCGTCTGCTGGGGCAGTTTGATAAGCGATTTACCCAGATGTTTAAATCTTACTACAAATAAAACAAAAAAGGGGAGTTTTTGGCTCCCCTCTTCTTTATGCGCCTGGCGAACCAAACATTCCTAGTGGATCCGAGAATCCAAAGGAATAACGCTCACGAGACTTGTAACGGACGTTACCAGTATCGAAGTCTCCGTCCATGCTGTTTGCTAATGGGGAACGAACAAAATGCTTCATGCCATTAGGAACATCAGTACAGAGGAAGTAAGCCTGAGGATCGGTCAGGTAGTTATTAACTGTATAACCTTCTGGGATCGAACCATTGTTTACGATAGCGTTAATGTCATTGTCTGCTGTACCAACACGAAGCTGAGTCTCTAAGAGACGGGTAGCAACGAACTGGAGTGCAGGTGGAACGACTAACTTCTTAGGTTTAGCAGCGATTAACAAGCCACGCTCGTCTGTCCAAGCAGCGATCTGAATAACTGCGGCTTCCAAGGAAGTCTCATTCAAGTCGGCAGGGGTAGCCTGAGTGTTGCTGTTTACACCACCAGAAACCAGTGGGTGTTGTGTGCTAAATAAAGCCACACCGTCACCACCAGCAAATGTACCAGCAGTGAAACCGTTGTTTAGAACGGAAGCTGCCTTAGTTTGCTTGGTGTATGCCATAGCACGAGCCAATGCCTTGGTATAACGAGCGGATAAGCTGTCATACAAGTTGTCCTCGATTGCCTCTTCCGTTAGGGAGAAGCCAAGGGCGATGGTTTCGTGGTTATAACGAGCTGTGAAAGCCTCTTGTGCATTGTCATAAGCGATGGCAGAACCCTCGTTTTTGACTGGTGCAGCGGAGAAGCCAGACAGTTTTGTTTCTTCTTCGAACGAACGCTCAGAGGTCTCAGTTTCATAGATCTCTTTATGTTGTTCACCATACGTTGCGTACTCAAGACCAAACAAAGCGTTCAGACCTGGGAGCAACTCTTTCAGTAGTTGTGCACGTGAAATAGCCATTTTCTAAGCTCCTTATACGCCAAGTGGGTTGTTGTACTGATGCATAGTCGCATTTATCTTAACGATAAACTCAACAAATGAATCGGTTCCTGTTGCTGTATCTCTTACCACATCAATAATGCGGATGGGTAGAGTATTAGTAGTAGCTTGCGTACCTTCATTAATCGCTACAGCGGAGTTACCAGTAGTGGTAGATCCAGCGTTTTGAATTAACTCAATATTATTGCCGATGGCGGAAATGCCCATTGGAGCAACGGTTGTGCCTGAAGAACAAGAAACTACTTGAAACAGCGTATCAGGATCATCTGCAACTACTGCAAAAATCTGAGTTCCAGATTTGATTTGCTGATTTGCTGGGTAAAACTGTTGTTGCTGTACTTGACCAGTAGAGGCATTGGTAAAACTAACACCTAAAAATATACCGCAAGGTGTAGCTGTAGCTGTACCAGTGTCTTTCTCAATCGTTCCATCGGAAATACGTTTTACTAAATCGCCATAGAAAATGTTTGTGTTGTAACCACTTGCAATTTGCATTTGACGAGTTGCTCCCGCAAAGACCTGACCGCCAATTAGATTGACTGGTTTTAGTCCGTAGGGGGCTGATACGGTTGGGTAAGCCATATTAAACTCCTAATTAAAATTAACCTTTACCAAAGGTAGTCGTGGACTTACTCTCTTTAAAGAGCGGCATCCTTGGGTCACTTTGGCGCATAAGGCTACTGTCTACAGCTTCCATCTGATTTTCTGCTTGCTTTTGGTAATGTGAATTACGCTGAGCAACAAATTCTTCTGGAGTCTTGCAAAGCAATAACCCTGCAATCTCAATATTGTCCTTAAAGCGACTATTGGGATCGACTAGCAGTTGGAACTTCGGTTGCTCCTCTATTCGTACAGGTTCCCATCCTTCTCTGAATTTGGCAGAGATATTTCGGGGATCCGCAGTACCTAAAGTAGAAACTCTAATCCAACGATAAGAAAATCCTGCTTGCTTATCTGGTTCTGGCAACAATTCAGGCGGTTTCCACTGCTGGGGACGCATGCTTTGTTGACGATCTTCTACTTCACGAGGTTTTCTGTTTTCAGCCATTTTGGGACTCCAGTTTTGTAAGTTCACGAGCATATTGCTCTGGGGTTAGATT